TGAATCATATGACTGCTTAGCTTTTAATAATATATGGGATGATGGTGCAATGGGTACACAATGCGGTCATTTTGTTCCTATCTATGAGAATTTAGAAGGGTTTATAGATGAAGATGGTAATTCTTTTATAGATGAAGCTAAAGAGTTTGAAGAAACTAATAGGAATAAGAAGAAAGGCACTAATGACCCAAAAGCTTATGATCAGTATATAGCTGAACACCCTATGTGTCCTGCAGAAGCTACACTACAAGTTGCTGGTAACTTATTTGATATAGGATCTTTGCAAGAGCATTATAATAGAGTTAAAGCTAATAAGTTACACACTATAGGTACAGCTGGGAGTTTGTATTATGGGGGAGATAATCAAATAAAATTTAAACCTGATGGGGATCTTAGACCAATTTTAAGGTATCCACACCGTAAAGAAGATAATTTAGAAGGGGCAATAGTTTTATATGAGGGCCCTTTTAAAAATCAAGAGAATCAAACTCCTCACAATTTGTATATCATATGTCATGACCCATATGGTCAAAATCAATCTGCAGATTCTACCTCTTTAGGGGCTGCATATGTAATAAAACGTATGAATAATATATCTAAACCTGATGATATGATAGTTGCTAGCTATATAGGTAGGCCGCATTCTCAAGATGAGTATAATAGAAACTTATTTATGTTAGCAGACTATTATAATGCTAAGATAGGTTTTGAGAACGACCGGGGTGCAGTAATACAATACGCAAGGCAGCATAGAAAGTTACATAGATTACAAGAGGAGTTTGAGATGTTAGATAAGAAAGATTTACGATCTAAGAATGTAAAGAGGCAGTATGGTATGCATACAACAGAGGCCCGTAAAAGACAGGGGGAGTTATACATACGAGACTGGTTGAATTCTGTAAGATCTGTAGATGAAGATGGGGGTATTCTCCTAAACATGCATAAGATATATGATATGGCATTATTGCAAGAGCTTATAAAATTTAACCATAGGGGTAACTTTGACCGTGTAATGGCACTTATGATAGGTATGTATCACACGCGCGAACTTTATAATGCTGAGGTAAAAGAGATATTAGAAGATAATTCTGCAAACGATTGGTTTGATCAGAACTATCGCTAGTGTTATATATGTAAAGGAATGTGTAAAAACTATACACATGATAAAAAATCAGATAAAAAAACTTAATTTTGTAAACATATGTATCTAGGGGGAGACAAAATACCGCAGCAAAAGCTGCCTTTATCAAAGAAAAATAAACAGTGGAGAGAGAGCTGTGTAGAAGCCTATATAGATCTTTCTAATCAAGGGGTCAACCAAAGAAAGGATGACCTTAAACGCTTATATGATTACTACAACGGTGTAATTTATGAGGATGACTATCGTTACGTTACACATCCTTACGGCAAGAGCCGTAACAATTTTCCCTCTAAAATGCGTAACTATCCTATTATCAAACCTATCATTGATCTCCTCTTGGGTGAAAAGTCTAAAAGACCTCTTAATTACACCGTTACCGTACAGAATGGAGATGCAGTTAGTCAGAAAGAGCAAGCAAAACAAGAAGCCATCTACCAGAATGTTCAGATGCAATTTCTAAACGCTCTTAAAAATACTAACCCAGAATTATTACAACAGATAGAAACTCCAGAGGATATACCTCTCCCAAAACAAATAGCAGATCAGTTTGAGAATAGCTGTGTAGATAATAGAGCTATTAAGGGACAACATGCTTTAACTTATATTATGCAATCTGAAGAGGTGTATGATAAATTACAGAAAGCATGGTTCCATTTCTTAGTATCAGGAGAAGTATATACTCACAGAGGAGTAAGAAACAAAGAACCATTTTATGATATTCTAAATCCTATAGATGTAGATTATGATAAAGACCCAGACTTAGAATTTGTAGAAGATGGGGATTGGGCCTTAGTTAGAAAATATGTACATGCCTCTACAGTAATAGATACATTTTATGAGTCATTAACAGAAGAGCAAGTATTAGAGTTAGAGGAGCCCAGACAATCTGATCCAGAGAGTTATTTATTATACAGACAGTCACGCGCAGGTTCTGACCCTAATACTTACAGAAATAGATTAATAGAAGTTGTACATGTATATTGGAAGTCTAGAAAAAGAATAGGCTTTTTAGAATACATTGACCCAGAGACAGGTTCTTTAGAGGAGATAGAAGTTGATGAGACTTTTAGAATGCCTGCAGAGATGAAAGAGGCTGGGGCAAAAATAACTTATCTATGGGTAAATGAAGTATGGGAAGGTACTAGAATTGATGGTAGAATGTATGTTAACATCAATCCTGTAGCTAATCAAAGGCTATCTTTGGATAATGTGTCTACATGCAAACTTCCTATTAATGGTAGAAAATACTCTGATATAAATGCTGATAATATATCCTTAGTATCACTTGGGATACCTTATCAGTTAAATTACAATATTTACAAGTATAGATTAGAGCTAGCAATTGCAAGATCAAAAGATATTATTGCTCAGTTTGATATAAACCTTATCCCAAAGAAGTGGGATATGGATAAGTTTATGTACTACGTAGAAGGTACAGGTATTGCTTGGGTAGATTACAACAAAGAAGGTATTCAACTAAACCCACAACACCAGTCAGTTCTTGATATGTCAATAAAGACTATTCAGCAATATGTAATTCTACTTGATTCTATACTAAACGAGTGGGAAAAACTTTCAGGTGTATCTAGACAAAGACAAGGTACTATTGGGGCTTACGAAGGTAAAGCAAGTTCACAACAAGCTATACTACAGTCATCACATATTACAGAAGATTTATTCCGTAAGTTTGGAAGACTAGAACAAAAAGATTTACAAGCACTTATTGATTATTCTAAAGAGGCTTGGCTTACAGGTAAACAAGGAATGTTTGTTATGCCTGATGGTACTGCAGACTTTTTAGATATAGATACTCTACAACACATGGAGTCTAACTATGGTATCTTTGTATCTGATTCAGGTAAAGACATAGAGAGACTAGATCAAATGAAACAACTTGCACAAGCAATGATGCAGAATGGTTCTAAAGGATCTACAATTGCAGAGATGTTAGAAGCAGAGAGCTTTACTCAAATTAAATCTAAATTAAAAGCAGCGGAGAAAGCTGCAGAAGAATTAGAGAGAGCACAACAAGAAGCTGAACAAGCACAGGCTCAAGCTCAACTACAAATGGAACAAGCTAAGACTGAACAGCAATTAATAGAAAGTGAAAAGGATAGACAGAAGGATATTGAGATTGCTTTAATTTCAGCAGAGTCTAGAAAAAATCCAGAGCTAGATAGTTTCAATATGCAGAAGATGATGCAGGATTTTGAAAACAAACAGCGTGAGTTGGATATTAGAGAAAAAGAGCTTAATGCTAAGATAAATAACGACAACGAAAAAAATCAAATAGCTAGAGAAGGCAATGCTGAATAATCAAAGGCGTAGAGAAATATTAGATACGGCTAGGGCTACTGGATTCCAGGGCAGCATATTAGATTTATACAAGATGGCTAATAGTGGTATAAATGTAGAAGCAATGCTAGAGAATCAGCCATTAGTAGCACAAACTCCTCAACAACAGCAAGTAGGTTTACGAGAGCAACAAGCTATGGGTAATACAAATGCTAGCATGGTATTCCCAGATGTTCCAGCAAATACATCATTCAACACACAAGGTATGAAAGCCCCTATCAATATTACAAAAGTAGACGATCAAGGGCATTTAGTAAAATCATACCAGAATGTACCACCAGGTATTCAAGATTTACCTACAGGACCAAAGCGTGGTACAGTTATAGAAACGCCAGCTTATAAAAAAGGTGGTATATATATTAAACCAGAAAATAGAGGCAAGTTTACTGCTTGGGCAAAGAAAAGAAACTTAACAGTTAAGCAAGCCGCTAATAAAGTAATGTCTAACAAAGAAGAATATCCAACATCCGTAGTTAAAATGGCAAACTTCGCTAAGAATTTTGCAAAACGAATGGGGGGAGTTCGAGCTGAATATAGGAGCTTAAGTGATATATAGTAAAGACATATCTAAAAACATATGCGTGTGTACCAAGACATGTATATTTAACTATTTTTGTAAAAACTAATTATATAGATTATGAACCCAGAAGAAGAAAACATTGGACTAGATGACATCTCGTTTGACGATGTTATCAGTGGTGGATCTGAAAGCTCAGAAGTTGCAGATGACTTAGCAATAGATTCACCAGAAGCAGCTGACGAAGAGTTAGAGGCGGATGCAGAAGAAGTAAAAGAATCTGAAGAAGAGGAAGAAGAAATCCTTGACGAAGAGGAAGAAGAAGAAGATGATGAGGATGAAGAGGACGACGAAAGAGATCCTGTAGAATCTACAGTAGTCGCAGAGATCTTAGAGAAGTTGGGATATGAAACTGAAAAAGAGTACGACGATACTCCAGAAGGTTTACTAGCAATGACTCAAGACGTAGGAAAGCAGATGGCAGAAGATCAATTAGATGAACTGTTCCAAAACTTTCCATTGATAAAAGATCATTTAGAGTATGTTCTAAACGGGGGAGACTCCCAAGAATTTATGAAAGCGTATGATCCTCAATTAGATTACAACCAGTTAGAACTGGGAGAAGACGATACAAGAAGTCAAAAGGGAATTTTAGCAGATTATTTTGCAACAAAAGGACACGACAAAGACTTTATTGATGAGTTATTGACAGATTATGAAGACACTGGTAAGTTATACCAGAAAGCTGAAGCAGCTAGAAGAGCATTAGGCAAAATGCAAGAAACTTCTAGACAACAATTAGTTGAATCTCAAAAACAAGAGAGACAACAAAGAGAAGCTCAGCAGCAAGAGTTTTGGAATAATGTGTATGAGACCATTGAAAACAGCAATGAATTCGCAGGTATCACTGTTCCAAATAGGGAGAAGTCAAAGTTTTTTGACTATATCTCAACACCTGTGACTAAAGATGGTCGCACACAGAGAGATCTAGATCACTCGCAAGCAGAGATAGAAACTAAACTTGCAATTGATTACATGATGTACAAAGGTTTTGATTTATCAAAATTGATAGAGAAGAAAGCTAAAACACAAAGTGTTAAATCATTGAAAGAGAGAATTTCTAGAAATGAAGAAAAAGTTAAAAGCGCACAAGGACGTCAAAGACGTAAGAGTAAGCAAGTAGACTTAGATGATTTAGATCTTAATTTTTAACAAATGGCAATTTTAAAATGCAACTTAACTTTATAAAAATTAGATAATTATGCCACAATTAAATGGAACGAACATTAGCGTTCAAAAGACGTTTTATAATGATTCGCAAATGACAGACATGAACAGTCTAGCAAATGCATTATTGTCTAAGCCAACTGAACTTTCTCCGATTATCACGCATCTAGCGGGTAAAGATGATAAAAGATTCCCACTATCTTTCTTAACAGAAGGAGCTGGTAATGTTCAATCAATCGACCGTTTAGAGTATGAATATCGTGTGGCTACCCACAAATTGAGAACACGTCCAGTGGCTGTGACAAATGCAGGAGCAAATTTAGGACAGGGAGGATCAACTTTTACGTTAGTATTCCCTGACAAACGATTTATATTTCCTTATGTATTAGTAAACTCAAAAGGTGAACTAGCACGTATCATGAAAGAGCCTACTCCTTATGTAGGTGGTTCAGGATGGGAGTATACATTACAATTAGTAAACCCAGCAGCAGCTACAGTATTAACTTCAGGTTATACTGCAGGTGATCTTTGGGCTCAATTGTATGCACCAGTAGGTGTTGACTTCTCAAGAGGTAACGCTTCTAACTGGCAAGCTCCAGGAAAAGTTCGTAACAAAATTACAACAGTACGTAAATCTTACCACATGTCAGGACATGCAAAAGATTTCGTTGCAGAATTCTCTTTACCTACTAAAGGTGGTGGTTCTACAAAACTTTGGATGGATTACGAAGAGTACCAACACATGCTTGACTTTAAAGAAGAGTGTGAAATGTACTACTGGTACGGACAAAAAACTTATGATGCAAACGGTAACACGTTTATGAAAGATGAGAATGGACAGCCTGTTATTGTAGGTCCTGGTTTATTCGAGCAAATCGTAAACACTGATACTTACTCAACTATGACTGAGTCTAAGTTGAAAAACATCATTGGTGATTTATTCTACCAAATGACAGACGCTAACCAGAAGCAAATTACTTTGTATACTGGTACTGGTGGCGCAAGAGAGTTTGATGAAGCTCTTAAATCACACTTTGCAAGTAATACTTTCAAAGTAGGTGGTGAAAACAGATTCATCACAGGTAGCGGACGTAACTTAGGATTGACTGGTTACTTCACTACATACGAGCACGTAGATGGTCATGTAATCAATGTGGTAAAATTACCATTATTTGATCACGGTCCAGTTGCACAAGCTCGTGGAAAGCACCCTGTTACTGGTTACTCGTTAGAGTCTTACCGTATGGTATTTGTTGACCAGTCTAACTATGACGGACAAGCTAATCTTACTATGATCTCTAAGAAAGGTCGTGAGATGATGCGTTGGTGTGTTGCTGGCTCTGTAGTTCCTAGAGGTTTCTCTGGCTCAGATGCAAGAGCATCAGACGTTGACGGTGCGAGCGTACACATGTTGAAAACAGCGGGTATCTGCTTACGTAGATTTGATACTTCGTTGGATATTCAGTGTATCGCTTCTTAAATTTGGCGTGCATTCGCAAGTCTATATATTGGTTTTTGGTTAAGGTCGTGGGGGGTAAAACCCCCACATCCTTACTTTAAAAATATTGGAGAGTTATACTTTACATCCACTAATTAACACTTTAAAAGTACTGTATTATGAGTAAAAAAGTTTATTTAAGGGCTAAGCCGATTAATAATCACTTACCTAAAGAAATTAACGCCAGCGCTGTTAGGAAACTAAGTAGCGTATATGTCAACAGACAACCACTTAAACCTTTTAATTCGGAAGATGAAAAAAGATATTTGGACGGAATGTTAGACGTAGATCCCGCTCACATGGAGTGGCCAAAGCACACCAAAAAATTCTGGGCAGAATTTACTGTCGCAGTAGGCTTTGAAGGTGTAGAACTAGAAGTAGGAAAGACAGAAGATGGACATCCTATTGACATTACTGATTATCTAAAATATCATTTTGCATTGAAACATCCACATGTAGCATTATCAGAAGAAGAAATGATTGGGGACTCTCAAAAACGTTTCTATATTCACGACATTGCTAAAAAGGATATGCTACGTAACAATGATATTCAAATCAAAAAAGATGCAGATAAAGCATTTATCAAAGTATCTAATGATGAGAAGCAGATGAGAAGAGTGTTCAGACTATTAGGTAGTATTAATCCTGATACATTGACAAGAGAGCAAGTTGAAAACATGCTTTATGATATGAAGGAAAAATCACCTAAGAAGTTTATCAAAGTATGTGAAGATAAGCACTTGGAATTAAAAGCAGAAATTGAAACAATGGTTACTGCAGGCGTTCTAAGAAAGATAGGTAACCAAGTTATCTTTATCGACGAAGTACTAGGAGAAACTATGGATGACACAGTTATACACTTGAATGACAAAAAGAACTCAGGTAAATTAACAATTTTAAGAGCAAAACTTAAACAACTAGCATCTTAATGAATGTAACTGAAATGCATATAGCTGTACAGCAAGGAGTGGATAAGATTAATTCACTCCAAGCTGACAGTTTGCTATCACAAGAGATAGACATTGAATTAAACAAAAACATGTTTAGATTCATCAATACTAAGTATGGTAGAAATAA